CCTCCAGAGCGGAGCGCAGCAGTTCGCCGAACTTGGCGGGGGCCTCCTCAAGGGGGGCTTTGGTCCAAGGGCGGCCAGGGAAGCGGAGACCAGTGGTGGCAACTCCGCCCTCGTGGACTTGTCCCGCGTACTCGACCGGCCAGGAGAAGGTGATTGAGCCGTCGGCATTGACGACTCGGGTCTGGCTGGCGCGAAGGCGACCGGTATCCACGATGTCCCGCACCGCTGGAGGTGTGGGATAGGGCCACTTCACCGCGGAGATCTCTTGGGTGAAGCGGGTGTCAAGCCAGGTGCCGAGCTGACGCATGGCCTGGGCCTTAGCGATCTCGACGGCTTGACTGAGTTCGCGTTCTGAGCGGGCCACTAGGTCGGGCCCCCGATAACGCGGAAGGTGCCTTCGATGGTTTGGCGGAGGTCGCGGTAGTGAACCGCGTCCATTGCGAGATCGAAGACGAGCTCGAAGCGGCCTCGGTAGCCGTTGATCACCGCTTCGGCTTGAGAGCCGTTCGTGATGCGGGGGTCGAGGATCGCCGGGCTAAGCAGGCGGCCTCGGCAGGAGTAGGTGGTGTTGTCGGCGCCGGCCTCGGCTTTCCAAGACGGGGCTTGAAGAGTGAGAGCGGCGAGGTATTCGACGATTTCAGTGGACTGGATCGCATTGCCGGTGGTGGGATCTGTGGTGGCAAACCCCGTGCCGACTTCAAACGCGAGCTGGGCGTTACCCCAGGGGGCGTAGGAGGCGATGGTGGTTGCCGAGATCGCCATGGCTAGAGGGCGAATCCACTGATTGCGCGGCTGTCGAGCAGTCGCTTGTACTCCTGGCCGTAGAGCGTGGCGTCGAAGCCGGAACCCGCAGGAGCGCCGGCTTTTGCCTCGATCTGGAGGCCGATCTGCATCGTGCGAGTCGCTAATAGATGCGCAGTGAGGTAACCGACGGCATCTGTGTGCACAGCGCCGAAGACGGTGGCAGAGGCGTAGCGTCCGGCCTCGGCCAGCGCGCCTTCAACCACCGAGAGCGATTGCTCGCCGAACTCGGGGAAGCGAAGGAGGAATGCGCTGGTCGAGGGAACTGCCATCAGCCGTTACCTTCAGTGATCGCAGTGATCCGCTTGCCGATGGCATTGCGGACTTTGATGCGCTGCTCTTTAGCGGCCCACTTATTGAGCTGTTCGGTGTCGAAGGATGCTTCGACGAGCTCAAGTGCCTGGGTGATGGGCAGATCCGCGATGGTGTCTGCATTCACCGAGGTGGTTACACCGTCCTCGGTTGTCACCTCCTCGGCTTCGATGCGTAGGGCACCGAGCTTGAGGAGGTTCTTCACCACGTCGTAGTCCTTGATCTTTTCCCAGACGGCCTCGGGGAAGTTTCGAGTGACGCCAGAGGCGACCTGAATGTGGTCAGAGAGACCTGCGCCGCCTACGAACGAGAAACCGATGGTGCATTCTTTGTCCATCGGGGGATTTTCAAGTTCGGGTCGGTAAACGAGGATCATGACTAAGACGAGATGAATGGATAACCGATTCTGAAAAGGTCAAGCCTTCTCAAGGACGATGGCGCTCTTGGGGTAATAGAGCGCGAGGCCGCCGATGCGAGCGTGAGCGGCAACGGAGAACTCCAGGGCCTGACGCAGGGGAGGCAGGAACTCCAGGGGCTGGGGGATGTGCAGTTGCAGCTTGTCGGGGCTGCGGTCGTACACCACGATGCGGTCCTTGGAAAGGGAGCCTCCCGATTTGCCGGCCTCGAGCTCGTTGATGGGCTCGATGGCGGAGATCATCGGGTTGGTGCGCAGGAAGAACTCCATCACCGTGGTGTCGGAGGTGGTGCTGCGCGGGGTGGTGGAGATGATGCGGTACACGTTGTAGGGCACCAGCATCGTGTTGGGCATCTCCTTCATGTTGGAGTTCTGCACGAGGCGGGTGGGCGCCTCGTTGAGCAGTTCCAGCATTTCGTCGGTGGTAACACCGGACGTGTCGAACCACTTGTTGGGGACCAGTTTGTCGACTTGGTCGTTGTTGAAGAAGCCCTTCATGCCGGAGGGGGAATCGCCGAAGTAGGCGATCTCCTGCACTTTCTCCTCGTAGGCGCGACGCACAGCGTTGGCGCGGCGCTGCTCCAGGTTCATGCCGGGCACCATGGCGGCGGCACGGGTTTCCTGGATGGTGTAGGCGAAGGAGGCACCGAGGGAGCGAACCGGGTGGGTCACTTCCTTGCGGAGCACGTCAGCGCGGGGCAGGTCTTGGGCCTTATCCCCGATCACCTTCATCGAGCCTTGCTTGTCGAAGACGCGGTAGGTGAAGGAGTCAGCACCATTGCCCACTTCAGAAGAAATGGGGATCAGGCTGCTGTACTTGATGTCGGCGTACTCAACCTCGAAAGTGCGAGCCAGGATGGTTTCCAGCTCGCGGGCGAGAAAAACGCCGACCTCGTCGTTACGGATTTCGGTGGTCATGGGAGGAAGCTCCGTGATCAAGAGTCGGCGGAGTAGGTCATGCCGGGGATGTCAATCTCCAGCAGGGCCAGACCACCGGCCGTGGTTTCGGACACCCAGCGGGCGCCAGTCACGGCGATGGTTTTGGTGGCGACGGCGGTTTTGCCGAAGCGACCGAGGAAGGCGCCGGCGGTGGTGCCGGTGTAATCAGCCTTGTAGAAGCGGACGGCATCACCGATGGCGATGGCGTCAACGCTGTACACCCAGACGACCCCTTTGGAGACCACGTTGACGGTCTCTTTGTCGGGGTAACCCAGACGGCCGTCGGAGTAGACGGGGGTGGGGTTCGGGGTGTAGGCGGAACCGCCGGAGACGCCCTCGAGGACTTGGGAGCTCACGGTGATGCCCTGAATCAGGGTGGTGCCGGTAGCGATCTCGACGGCGAGGGCGTCGTTGCTGGTGGGGGTGTTGTCAGTCGCGACAAGCACGCCGTAGGGCAGGGCGGCGCCGGACTGGTTGCGGTACGAGCGGCAGACATATGCCTGCAGGTCGGCCAGCATGCCTTCGTGACCAGCGACTTCGCGCAGCGGGTAGCTGCCCTGAGCGCCGGCCGGATTGGCGACGGTGGTAGCGGTAAAGGTGACTGCCATGGAAGGAACTCCTTACTTAGTGGCGGTGAGGGGACGCTTCCAGGCTTCCGCTTGCTTGGTGCGGTAGGTGTCTACCGGGGAAGCAGAGCCACGGCCGGCACCTTTCAGTGCGTCGCGGAGGGAAGTGGTGCTGTCGGCGCGGTCCTCCTTGGTTTCAGGCTCAGTGCCTTCGTCCTCGGGGGTTTCTTCGCCTGCTTCGTCCTCGTCGGCATCAGCGCGGGCGGCGAGAATGCCGTCCACAACGCCCTGGACGTAGCCAGATTCAGCGTCTTCGCGAGGAGCGGAGCCCGTGAGGTTCTCGAACGCCTGGGCGTAGAGATCCTCGTTATCGATGCCGTCGAATTTGAAGTCTTCGGCGAAGGCGGGTGCCAGCTTCTGCAGCGTGGCGAGGCGAGCAGCGACGAGTTGGTCGAGCTCGGCAGTGTCGATGCGGCTGGAGGAGGTGGATTCGAGCTCGGTGACGCGCTCTTCGAGAGCGTCGGCTCGGCCTTCAGCGGCCTCTTTTTCGTAGGCGAGAGCGTCGATCTCCTCCTGCTGCGCATCGAGCTTGGTGGCAAGCTGATCGCGCTCAGTAGTCACAGACTTGAGCTGGCGCTCCATGTCCCGTGCGAAGGACTGGACCGCGCTAGCTGCTTCTGCGGGCAGATCGATCTCCAGGCCGTCGAGTTTGACGGAAGCCATTACGGGAGATGCAGGTGTACAGGGCTGGAGCGCCGGATCGAAGGCGACGGCATCGGCCGCATCCATGCGATCCATGAGCAGGCGAACCTCCGGGCCAGCCCGGCCGCGGGGGACGATCGCGATGTGGTTCACCCGGATGTTGCGCTGAACGCCGTCGTAGGACTCGCCCTCGGGGGTGATACCGGGAGTCGGGTCGAAGTCGACCTTGTAGCCGGCAGAGACCTCAGTGGCGTCTTTGCGCTTGATCTTTTCGATGCTGTCCTGGTCAGTGACGACAAGGGCAACTTCAACAAAACCGTCGTTGTACCGGACCTGGCTACCGGAGTAACCGACCTGGAACTGCTTGGTATTGGCGGAATCGAGAAGAACAGGTGGGTGACCCCACGTTGCGGGTTTCATGCCGAACGTGGAGAGCGATTCCGGGGAGCTGACCTCTTCTGGAGGACGGTATTCCCGGACCTGGGAGCCATCCGCGCGCTTGTAGAGCTGAGTGCCTACACGCGCAGCACGACACCAGACGCGGAGATAACCCTCGTCGGTGGTTTCGCTGCCCGTAATGGGCGCGAAATCGTAGCGAGAAACGGATGTTTCCATGGCGTCAGCTTAAGGCTTATTGCTGCAAGCGTTAGGCTGATTCGGAT